AGCCGGCAGATATCATCGATCAATATTTCGGATATATGTATGATGAAAATCTGACACCCGATCAGATGCCTATCACAAAATATATCGTGAATGAACTGATGCTTCCGCAACTTAACGAAGATCTGGAACTGGCTTTAGCTAACGCACGTTTTGTAGAACATACAGTGAATGCTGATGGCGAAGCGGGTTCTTCTCCTCAGGATTCAATGGATGGATTCATGACTATAATTAGAAGGCTTCGTGCAACAGCAGGAAACCAAGTTACATGGCTTCTTCCGGGCGTTACATTGACACCTGATAATATTGTTGCCGAAATAGAAAAAGCAGTCGATGCCGTACCTTACAAGTATAAAAGTAAAAAGATGCTTATACATGCCGATCCCGATGTCATTACCATGTATCGCCGCGCTTACCGTGCGTTGTATCCGGTAACAAAGAATGAGGATGAAGATAAGTTGCGTGTTGACTTTTCTAACTTCACATTCGCACCGGTTGCAGGTATGGTAGGTACAGGTGCGTTCTTTATTACTCCAAAGCAAAACTTTATTCATTTAATGTCTCGTAACCCTAATGAGGCAAAGATCTTCATGCAAGTTGAGAATTATGACGTGAAAGTATTTATGGAATTCAGACAAGGTACCGGTTTTGCTATGCAAGAAGCCTTATTCGCTTACCTTCCTGAAGGTTCGGGTTCTACCGGCTCATCCGGCGGTGGTCTGTAAATAATAAAGAGGTACAGTCGCAAAAGGTTGTACTTCACATTTGTATAACATATAAAAAATAATAATATGCCATATCAATTTGTTTCTGTTCCTAAGAAATCAGATAATGCCGGACGTCCTGAAGGAAAGAAAGGTTACATTATCATTTTCGATTGGGATGATGTAGCGACATATACCCGCGATGAAAAAGGAGTGAAAGTTTCTGCATTCAAGTTTCGACCTGATAAAAAGCCGATTGCAATATATGCAACTAATAGCACGCAAAACATCTATCATCAATCATCCGGTGATGATGACGCACGCGGGTTTATTCATCATGCCGATTTTCAAGTTCCGGGAACTACTTTGGAGATAGATGAATTCTTTGAAAATAATATCAATCGTCCTTTAGGTGCTATATCTGTACCATGTTCGGGAACCGATTGTAAAATTGCAGGAACGCCTTGTTATCCGTTGAAGATCACACAGGACAACAGTACAAATAACAGTGAAGCAAATCGGCACGAGGTAACTATGGACACTGTGTATGCAGGTCCTGCACTCGGACATATCGAAAAGGCTTTAGTTCCGCCTACTGACAATGCAGATATCAACGCTATACTTGGTTTAGGTACGGGATCTTCCGGTGGAGGACTTTGATTCTTTGTTTCATAAGTTAGTTAAAAGCTTGAATCTTATTGGTTCAGGCTTTTTTTTGATTATATTTGAAAAAAGAACACAATAAATACTACATGATGGAAAAGAACATATTAATAGGTATTTTCAAAAAATTAGGTTTCAGGCAGGTTAGAGATACAGATGTATATATTAAAGAATCAGCCTATATTACATTTACATGTCTTTTTGATGATGATGGTGTAAATATAAATATCAGAATATTTATGTTTGATGGGCAAACTTTTAAAAACTATGATTATTTTGAAGATATCTATTTTGTTAAGACTGCATTAAAAGATGGCAAAAATGGAATTCCTAAATCTATTGGGGACAATAATCTGCACAAACAAATTGATGATGCGATCAATTTGATGTTTAGTTGAATATTTATAGATAAAGAAATGAAGAGTAATAACGAGGTTTTAAAAAACTATTTGATAGACAATAAATTCTTATCAATGGGTAGTATATTTACCTTTGTACGATTATCGAAAGGTGTTGATTTTTGGGTATATATACATGATTCGACATTAGGATTTAAATTAAATTATAGTACATGTTCAGGAAATATTTCCTCCGAAATTGAGATTGATAGTACGAAAATCGATTTTAAAGATGATCAGGAAATTCATAATACATTTGAACAGATATTTAAAATATTAGTTGAAGATGTTCTAAACGCGTATAGAGACGATATCGTTAATAAATTTGAATTATACAAACTCTGAATATGGAAGTTCCTTTAAAAATTATAGGATCCATTATTTATAGTATTGTTGCTGCATTTATTATGTAAATCTTTATAGGATTATTCACAGATTCTAAAAATGAAGGGAAGAGATTATTTATAGGACTATTTTTTGCTAATCTCATCCTAGCACTAATAAAATTGATTTAATTATATAGTTTTTAAAAGATATAATAATTCATTCTTAATATTTTAATTAGCCCGAACTGCTATAGTCCGGGCTTTTTTGTCCTTTTATATAGCCTGTTGCAATTGCAAATTTGTATAACTGAATATTGTTTTATTTAAAATACAAATTATGGCAAAAGAAAAAACGAAATCAAGTACAGTGAAAAATAAGGTCCTTGTTGATAGTGTTCATTCAACTGGCAGCGATTTAGGGTCGGAATCATTAAGTTCTAGGTTTGGATCTTCTTCCGGTAGTGGCTTAGGCGATAAGAATCCATTTAATCAGGACTCTTCTGTAATAGAACAGCATTTCAAGTCTGCAAATGATCATAAACCTGAATTCACAATCGTTATCCCATATCTGAAGACAAAAGCACAAGGTGAAGAACTAAAATTTGCTTTACGAAGCATTGAAGTATACTTCAGATATATGAATTACAACGTTGTGGTAATTGGTGATCGTGAAGAATGGTTTGACGAAGACATGATTATTCATATCGATGCACCTGTAATATCAAACAATCCACAAGAAGATGTTATCAATAAGATAAAGGAAATACTTCTGTCAGAAGATGTTTCTGATAATATTATCTGGACAAATGATGATATCTATTTTGTGTCTCCGGTTGAACCATGCGATATCCAAACATTGAAAATAGATGGTAATCTGAAAGATGATGGTCGTACAGGCATATATTCCGATAACAGAAGAAAAACGATAGATTTACTGAAATCTAAGAAACTACCAGTCCGCAATTTTGCCACGCATACACCTGTGATGTATGAGAAAAATAAGCTGATAGAATTATTCGAAGCTATTCCGGAACTGAATGAAGGCGGATATTTATTTTCGTCTGTATATTTCAACTTTCATTATCCGCATCATAAACCGGCACAAACGGACTGGAAAGAAGATAATTGGTCGCTTCGATTGATTTCCGCAAATCCGCCATTGAATGTATTCAATAAACTTGTTGCAACCAAGAAATTCCTAAACAATGCAGAGCAGGGTTATAGCACTGTATTGACTGATTATCTAAAAAAAACATTTACTGAATCAAGTAAATACGAAGCATAATGACTGATATTCTGACGTGGCTTGAATCGGGTTGTAATATTCATGAAGGTGTTATTCTTATTGAAAAATATTCTGCAAATAAGATGTTGATTCGTTTAGCGAAATCTAATCCTAAAGCGAATAAAGACAGGGTGAAAGCTGAACTTTGTCGTATTGCTGGAATAAAAGAACAACCTAAACAGAAAAAACGAAATGCAGATATTTCTTTTCGTGCGGAATTTCCTTTTCTGTCGCAATCCGATTGCCCGTTAGAACTAAAGGCATTAGTTACTGATAAGTTTTCTTCTTTTTATGCTTATAAAGATCTACATGCAAAGTTATTTGACTGCACGAATGCAAAAGAATGTACAGATGTAGCTTCCGATCTGCTTGCAAACTTCAAAGAAAACAGGATGATATTTGCCGAATTGGAATATTATAAAAAACACAAGATGATCTTAGGTAAACATCCAATTTTCAAACATCTGAATAGTTTAAAAGCTTTACGACAATTATCTATAAAGGATCTGGTATTGAAAGAACAAAAACTGGAACATAATATCTGGCGGATTAAGAGCGAACTGGAAAAAGAAGATAAACCACACCTGAAGGAAGAACGTCTTTGCCGATTATCGGAAAAAGAAAGCGAACTTGCTGAAGTAAAACGATTGCTAAAATGACAAAAGAATTAGCAAAATCCGGTATGCTACAAAAAGCGACATGGAATGAAGATAATATTCCTGAATGGTTTGCACGTATCGATATGGACGAACTTGAAAAACTTGCCTCACTTGGATATACACCCGAAAAGATTGCGATGTATTATAAAGTGAATAAGCGTCAATTCATGTTCTATTTCATGTTGTTGGAAAGCAAATTAAAATTTCATTACGATCGTGGGATATTGATTAACGAAGCAAAGGAGGGACAAGCAATGCTTGACGGGTCATTAAATAATGCTACGACAGCACAACGACTTGATAAACTTCGTGATAAAATAGAGTTTCAGAATGCACGTGATAAAATAATGTATGGCGGATTTTAAGAAATCATGTTTCGATTCACTTCAGGATTACATACAGGAAGGTGCAAAATCAACGCTTACAGACTACGAAACCGAATATCTGGAAGTACTTTACCTTTTGAATAATTTAAGGCGAAAATATGGCAAAGAAAACGCTATATCGTTTATTCAGAATCCACCATTCAATGTAAAATATCATTATGCACGAAGGATGTTTGACGAATCGGTGAATCTATTCTATGCTGATGATATTATTGAAAAGCAGGCTTACAGAAACATGATCTTTGAAGATCTGCAAGCTGCTGCAAAAGTTGTATTGCAAACGGCAAAAAATGCTAAAGATATGGAAGTGTTCGGGGATCTGATGACGAAAGCATTTAAAGCTAAAGGATTGGATATACCAGAACCGCCAAAAGTGCCTGAAGAACTATATAAAAAGCCTATCAAAGTATATTCACTAAATCCTGAACAGATAAAGCTTCCGAAGGTGAATAGGGATATATTAGCTGATTTAATTGACAATCTAGATGTACAGGAAGGTGAAAAAGTACGGCTCCGACAAGAAGGAGGCGTAACTGATGTAAACTTCATAGAATTATTCGATGACCAAACGGAAAAAACTGGATCTGAATCGTGAAGATGTAGAAGTAAGATATTCAAATTGGTTGGCTCAATTATGTGCTGTAATGATGCCAAAAGATTTATATCTTCCTATCGGTCGCGGATCCACAAAAACAACAAATTTTCAAGTAGAACGTTTACAGGAAGCTGTCTATGATTGTTCGGGTGCGCCGTTTGCATGGGTGTCCGATACATACGCCAATCTGCACAAAAACGTAATACCATCGCTTCAGGAAGGGCTTCGTTTCCAAGGATGGGAAGAAGGTATTCATTATGTGATCAATAAAGAACCGCCTAAAGAATGGCAGCGTTCGATGTACAACATTGTTTCTTCATGGAAGAATACAATGACTTTCTTCAATGGCTTTAATCTTACTTTTATATCCCTTGACCGTCCTTCCATTGGTGCAGGTCGTTCGTATGTTGGCGTATTTGGTGACGAAGTAAAGTATTTTCCTGAAGCTCGTATTGCAAACTTATTGAAGGCCGTACGCGGATATCAAGCTAAATACGGGAGTTCTCCGTTCTATCGGTCTAAAACATTTACAACGGATATGCCGGATCCGAACAATATCGGTGAATATGACTGGATATTAAAAATGTCCGGATTAAATGATAAAACAAAGATCATTGAATTGCTTCAGGTCGGTTTTGTCTACAACGAAACAAAGCGAGAATATATAGCAGAATTAGCAAGCAACAATAAGCGTAAAATAGAATTAGCAGAAAAGAACATGATGCGTTGGGAAGAACGATGGCGTAAATGCCGTAAACGAACATCTTTCTTCTGGATCGCATCATCATTCATCAATGTGGATCTTCTTTCGCTGGATTGGTTTTCTGATGAATTTGCTGTCGGTCTGGAAGGCGTGGCAACTAGTATTTTGTCAATCATACCGAAACTATCAGCCGCTTCACGATTCTATTCTAATCTGGCTGATAAGCATTTTTATACAGATGGTAACGATTATGAATACCTTGATACACTTCCATATGGTGAAGATCCCGATTGTAGTATCCTTAAATACTTAGATCGCAATGCACATATCGAAGCCGGTCTTGATGTTGGTAATACACTTTGGTTTGTATTTGGTCAACAGAAAGGGAATACATATCGTGCGATGAAAGAAATGTATACACTTCCGCCGATGTATATTCGTGATATGGCAGATGATTTCCTGCGATACTTTGCCCCGCAAAAGCGCAAAGTATTGAAACTATATTACGATCGTGCTGCAAACAACTATAAGAAGATAGGTCAGGATGTAGCTTCCCAGATGAAGAAAGCTATCGAGTATGATGATGAAGGTAATCGTACAGGGTGGCGTGTGCAACTGATGTCTATCGGTCAAGGTAATATTGGAAGTAATGCCGAATACAATTTTATGATGGAACTAATGTCAGGATCATCGAAAGTTCTTCCTAAACTATTGATTGACCAAACTAATTGTCCATGTCTGAAGGCACAACTTGAAAAGTGTCCGGCGAAAATATCTACTGGTTCCCGTTCCAATGGTTTAACAATTAAAGAAAAGAAAGGTGACGGACTACCGGTGAATCGCCTACCGAAAGAATCTACAAACTTTACTGATGCGTTTAAGTATCTGCTTTGTCGTAAGACTTTCCTTCGTCTGGTGAATCGAAAGAAGTCAGCAGGTGGTGCGATGGATCCAAAATAAATGACATATTTAGCATATTCCAATATTTAATATAAATGTTAAAAAATATGTAATATTTATGTTAAAAAAATAAAATGTTAATATTGTGTTAATATGTTAAAATCACATTTCCGATATGTCTTAATCTTTGCAACTGCAAATACAGTTCAGAGCGGGGCGGCTAGAATAAGTATTGCTTTTCCTATTAAATGCGATTTTAGTGGGTTTTAATATTGATTTATAGCCTATTAAATATCGATAATTCTAATATTATATTGAAAAGTTTACTGATCTAGGGCAAAAGATGTCCTAACTGAGCCTTTTTGTGCCGTTATTATATAGTTTATACTTCCTTTTTCTTAATGTATCTGATTCTATATCAGTAATAGAATGTCCTTTTTGAAGACTCATTACAAGCCTAAATTTGAATAAAATCAATAAGATGGCTGAAGTAACAAAAAAAGATATAGAATTCTTATTTCAGGAAGAAACATTGACACAACATGGTAAATATGTGCTTGATCTGTTTCATGATACCATAAGGCGAAAAAAGATTAGAAAAGAGGATCATTTATACAATGAACTGCGATATGAAGTGGAAAAGAAAGGTCTGAATTATATCCTGACTTTTTTCTTTGATAATGTCGGACGATATATTGAAATAAGGAAACATAAAAAGAGAAACTTCTTTGTGGATACTAATAAGTTGTTGTGGGGAAGCCAAAATAGAAAAAGAAGTAAGGATGTAGACTGGTACAGTAAAAATGCCTACGGGTCACTTAACAGACTCATATCTATTTTGATGTATGAATTGACGGATTCGGAATTTGCCCGTCTGAAATCAATTTTAGAAAATAAACAATAATCATATTATTATGAGCTTAAGAATTGATAGAGCCCAATTACAAATAGAAATCGATAATGATCCTGCTCGGAAGAAACTTCGTGAACTGGACGAAGAAATGCGTAAAGTCAGGGCTGCAATGCGTAAAGTGGGGGACAAAGATCCTGAATGGCAAAATTTGAATAACCGTCTGCAATCACTGAACCGGGAATATGATGATATGTATAACAGTATCGGACTGGTTAACCTGAGTATGAGGGAGCTTAGAAACAGGCAAAGAGAGCTAGCTTCGATAATCAGAAATTTGTCACCCAATAGTCCACTTCTCGATCAGTATCAGCAACAATTAAATTCTGTGAATTCCCGAATACGTGAACTGAGAGAAAATGCTCGTGATACAGGTACTTCATTGTCTCGATTTGGCACTTCATTACAGGTATTTGCGGGTAATATGCTCACTAAAGCTGTTTCTTTAGCAGGCAATTTGGTAAATAAAGCTAAAGAGTTTGTATTAGAAGGAATACAGATGGCTAATAAAACTGAGGGCGTTGTTACTGCATTTAATAAACTAAATGCACCCGATCTATTAAAAAATCTCCGTACGGAAACGAAAGGTCTTGTTACAGATTTTCAATTGATGCAAACAGCCGTTAAAGCAGATAAATTTGGAATTCCTCTAAATAATTTAGGTAAGCTTTTGAAATTTGCGCAACAACGCGCACAAGAAACCGGTGAAAGTATTGATTATCTAGTTGATTCAATTATAAATGGTATTGGACGAAAGTCACCTTTAATATTAGATAATTTAGGAATATCAGCTTCACGGCTTCAGGCGCAGGTGAAGAAAACAGGTGATTTTACATCTGCTGCTATACAAATAGTAAACGAAGAATTGGAAAAGCAAGGGGATCTTGCATTAACTTCGGCTGACAAAGCTGCTCAATCTTCAGTTAAATGGCAAAACGCTCAATTAGCAGTCGGAAAGCGTTTTCAATGGCTGGGAGATTTATGGAACGAGGTGTCAGGTAAAGTAGCGGATGCAATTATAGAAATATCGGGTGGGAATAAAACTGCCGCCGAATCATATTCAGATCATATACAAAAGGTAGCGGATCTGAATGTGAGCATTGTTCCGTTGCTTGATGATTACTCATTATTGAGTAATAATGTAAACAGAAATAAAAAGGAGCAGGAAGAACTGAATAAAGTAATCAACTCATTATCAAACTCTGTTCCTGTTACCGCACTGGAATTTGACAGATACGGTAATGTGATAGCTATAAATACAGAAAAAGTATATGAATATATAGAAGCAGAAAAAGCAAAACTAGAGTTTTTGAATAGGGATGCTATCAAACAAACACAAGACGTTATTGAAGAACAGAGCAAAATAGTCGAAGATTATAAAAATATGATTTCAAGGGGAGGAGAATATATATATGAGTCTTCTAACGGTTATGAAGGATTCAGAGTTTACACAGATGCGCAATTAGCTGATATGCAAAATAAGATGGGCGAAGCCGGAAGATTAT